AGAATCTAAAGTCACATTTCCATTAAGTCCGGTATTTCCTATTGTGAATGTTTGGCCAATCCATTGTGCTAAATAAGGATTGAAATAATAATCTGGTGTTGGGTTATAAAATTCATATTTTACCATAATATAATTAGAAAAAGGAACTATTTAAAATTATGCTCCTGTGAAAAGTGGCTCCCAAGTCGTATCTGCCACCGTTCCAATATAAGCTATTCCTTTCTGTGCTGCTAAGGCCGCCGCAGTATTTGCGCCCCCTCCTAAGTCATCCCCTAAAGCTGGGAAGACGTCTATTGCATTTGCCGCTGCTCCATTCTTGATAAAAATTACCGTGCCTACGTTGAAAGATGATGGGAGAGTTACCGAGTCTCCAGCCGTCCCACTCGTGTCAATCACATTGAAAGAACTTACTAAAACCTGTCCTCCCTGAACTGAGCCGACGTCTGCAACCAACCCTACACTCTGAGCATTTCCTACAATAAAATTTGCGATCAAAGTCTTCACATTCATAAAATCTTCATTTCCCATTATGCTGCCCTCACATATTTTACTACTGCAAATGTGGCCATCCCCTGTCCGCCGGGGAGAATGTATAAATCGTGGTGGTCTGTTACTAATGTGTCAGTCCCTGCGTTCATTGCTGCAACTGCAAGAGCAAGAGTATTATAGGTTCCTACCAAAGTGACAGTTAGTTCGCCTGCCATTATTTCTTCTCCTTAATTTCCTTAGAATCAATTTTCTTTTCTTTTACCAGCTTTCCTGGTGTTTCTTTTATTGGTTTCTCAAAATGAGGGAATGATTTTAGAATTTCCTCTGCTGCTTTTCTGCACCGTTCTCTAATTACTGATACTTTATGTTCTACAGCTTCTTTTTTAAAGTTCTCGTATAATATTTTTTGATTTGTTTCCATTTTAAGTTTTCCTTACATTAGTCAAAAGACATACTGCGTCTGGATCTGTTAGTTGTGCAACTCCAATCTCGCTTGCTCTGATTGTGTATTTTTTCTGTGGATCCTTAATTACATCAACTGTCAAGGGTTGGCTTATTTTCCAGGTTCCGCATTTCTTAGCCATTCCAACTAAGACTTTATCATTTGTAACTACTGGAGTAACATAAATAGTAAGTCCGCCAATACTTGCCAATCTTCCATTCTTGATTATTCCTTCTGCTTGTTTCCAAGTTGGATGATTCAAAACCTTTGCGTTGGTGATTAAGTAAGTGTAAGTTGCTTCATTCATTGCTACAAATCCAAGTCCACTTGAAAGGATTGGGTATCTGTCTGTTTGGATTGATTCAACACATCTCATTATGTCAAAGAAAGGATCTCTGTTTTGGATTGTGTCTGAATCCCATTCGTATCCGGCAGTTATAGCGACAGTATTAATTCCAACAGCTGTATCATTTACAGAAAGCATATTATAGACTTTATTATCAACTGAATAAACACATGCGTCTGTTACATCAGAAATAGTTTCTGCCTGTAGTCTTAGATTGCTTGTCAAGAGAGCTTGCCAATAAATAACACCTTCCCCACCATGTTGTAATATTCTTGCACTTGATAAGGTTGTTCCTCTAACTACTGCAGGAAAATTTGCTCCAGGGGGTATGCCTTCAATTCCATGAAAGTCTCCGCCAGTTAAAGAAGTAGCTGTTTTTTGATAAAAAGTATTTGTCCATGCATCAGTTTTTTCAATCATAACAAGATTTTTCATTACATATCTTTTCTTAGCAAAACCCTTAATGTCTTTCTCCCATGTTTGCTTTCGGTTGTCCGCTTCATGCCAGTTGTCTACCATCAGCCACGCAACCTCACTTGTATTCTATCAGTTGCATCGCTTCTTGTTTCCTCAGCCTGTCCTACGTTTGAGCCTGCCACTTGGTCTGCAGTTCCGACCGAGACAGCTACTTGATTTGCTCCACCAATAGAAACGATTGCTCCTGCCGTGATTGCTGCTGCAGTTGTAGAAATATCCCATAATCCATCCATAGCACAAGGAATCTTTACAATATCTGTATCAGTTGCTTTTTTTTCAAAAGTACAAATCCCACCGAAAGGATCAGAATTAGATGCACTTACAACAACTGTGTTCTCGTCTTCCAACTTCATCATAGTACCGTATGGAACTGCTGTATCTTTATTAATAGTTCTCATTATAATTTTTGTTGGGACTTCAATCATTTCTGCTACTGTTGCTGCTACCATGTCTTAATAAGAAAAAGAAAGTATATAAATGTATCGCCTTGGTAAAATTCACAGGATATAGTATCACATTACTAAATCCCCCAAAAGTAAAAAAATGCCCCGAGGAACGACGGGCATTTTTTTACTTTTGTTTTCCTTCTGGAAATTCTGCAATTTTCTCATCACATAATTTTATCGTTGCTTCGGCAGAAACTATTTGAAACTTACTTGTTAAAATTATATTGATGTTGTCTGCTCTCGCATTTTCCCAATGTTGTTTTTTTAATTCTGTTTCCATTAGTCCGTTGGATCCATTCCAGTTCCTTCATATCTTTCTTTAGCTTCTCTTGCCCACTTAGCGTCTTCAGATTCTGGTGCTTCTGGTTGTATTCCAGCTTCAGAACTTCCACCAAGTTTCTTTAAGGATTGTAATCTTTCAGTTCTATCATTTTCTTCCTTTTGGGCTTTTGTAGCTTCTTCCATTCTTTTTGAAGCAAGGTTTGCGTCATCAATCATGGGGGTTAGCGAAGGTTTATCTTCTTCTATTTCTTCATCCATTTGTTTTTCCTCCTAATGATTTACATATAATATAAGTTGTTCCTAATGTCCAAATTAAAATTAAGGCTCCTATCATTTTAATAATCCAAAGTTTAAATTGCTTGGTCTTGTATCTTCTTGCATCTCTTGTAACCTTTTTCTATATGCTGTCCAAAAATCCGCAATGGCTTTCCTATCTTCTGCTTCCATCTTAAACTGTTTCTCTTTTTCTGCTCTCCAAAATGCAGCATCCTCATTTCTTGCATCTACCGTTGCCTCCCTTTCCCATTCAATTAATTTCATTCTTTCAGTATTATAATAATCTACAGCTGCTCTGTCTTCGTCGGCTTGTTCTTCTCTTACCCTTGCCCACTTAGCGTCGTCGGTTTCTCCAGTTTCTTGTTTAATTTTTTCATCTTCATAAATTCTATCATAAACTTCTGCTCCAGTTACAGCTGCTTCTCTATAATCTTCCAAACCATCTAAAACGTTCTTAAATGGAATCCACTCTTTTACTTTTTCCCAAAATGTAGGATCATCCAATATTTCATCTCTTGATTCTTTTGCCATTTCGTAACCTTCCAAATCTCCCCTCATTAAAGCATCCCTTGCTGCAATATTTGCTGTTTGACTTGCTTCACCCATTCCTTCAAATTTACCAAATACTTTTCCCCCAATACTTGCGGAAGCTAATCCAGTTAAAATACCAGCAACAACTGCCGGCTTCTTAAATTGTACTGCAATCTTTCCTGCCCAACTGGCTATTTGCCCTGCAACTTTAGTATTCCCTGCAACCTTGGCTGTGTTGATTGTTGCTTTTGCTGCTGAGCCTGCTCCACCAATAGCCCCAAATCCAATAGGAACAGTTCCTGCTATCATAGTTCCCTCATCAATCATTGCTCCACCGGCTTCCATTCTTGCGAGATCATCTTCTGCTTTTTGAATTATATCAACCCTTTTCATTATGAATTGCCTTTCATCTCCTTCGGCTATTTTCTGTTTTTGTATTGCAATTTCATTTGTTAATTCAATAGTTTTTTCTTGTCTTTGTTCTGGAGTTCCTTGCACCGCAGGTATATTTGGTCTTGGTGGTGTAGTTACTGCTTTTACAACTTTCTTCACGACGGGAGTTGCTTTCTTCACAACTTTTTTTGCAACTTGTGTTACTTGTTTTACTGGTGATACTTTTGGTTTAGTTCCTCCAGGTAAATAACCACCAACTGCTGTATCTGCTTTTTTATATACAGAAGAAACTGCGGATGTTGCTTTCTTTGCAACGTCTTTTACCTTTTTTGTTATTTTACTAAACCATCCCATTAAATCCACACTCCTACGGCCATTGTAGTTATTACCACAATCATGTAATATCCTATCTTTTTCATCCAAGAAATATCTCTCTCTATGTTTGTCATCTTATGATTTAGATTATTTACTAATATGTTAAAGTTTTTTTGTGATAATTTCATTTTAGTTTGTCTGCTCCTGGGGCTTTCATTTCTGCAGGTTGAAATGCTCCATTTTCCTCATCCTTTTCCTCGTCGCTGATTAGTTCATTCTCTAAACTTACAGGTGCTTTTAATTTAATTTCTAAACCTAATTGATTTAAAACTTGTTCATTCCAAAATAACTGTCTTGATTTTATAGTTTGTGCGTAAGCTAATAATGCAACCTTTACCGCAGCATCGGTAAATCCGCCTGCTCCACCAACTACGATTCTTGGAACTTGTGCTGATTCATAAAAATAATTATTTTGATTTTCAATCCATGTAAGCGGATTAAGAGTTGAGTTAGGGGCTATTGACATTTGCTCAGCTTCAACACTTCCCATTGGAACATACATATTCTCTCCTTCTTCATTTGCTTTATCCCACTTTTCTTTCTCCGTCGCTATCTCACTTGGAACGTCTGTTGATAATTTTATTATCCATCTTGGTTTTACAAATCTGTGGTAGACTTGCCTTATATCTGCCATTGCTTCATTCCTTGCTAAGATAATATTTGCTAATCTTGCAATGCTTGTATTCCCATGAATCTCATCCCCTACTTTATTTCTTGGAACATAAAATATTTCTTCTGGAGTAAAACTACAAACTACTTTCCCTTTCTTTTTCCCCACTTTCGCAATTTGTTCAAAACGTAAGAACATTTCTTCTCTGGTCATAACATGACGCATTACTACAGGATCTAAAGTTTTCAAATTAATTAAAGTTTTATTCTCATCTCTGATTATGTGAGCATAAGAATCTCCCCCTATTTCTCTTGTTCTATCCATAGTCTCTAAAATTGAAATAAAAGTTTCTTTTCCGTTTCCTTTTATTCTATCCAAAATCATCTCAGTAAATTCATCTGCCTCATATCCTTTGCCCATTGTCCAGGCTGGTTTTGCATCGGTTACGCTTGCAACTTCTGGGATACTGTTATAGTATCCTAAATATTGTCCATAATCTTCATTCATCCATGTAGTTTCTTTTTGGTCTGTTGCTCCGTCTGTAGACGCTTCATCAACTGTAAAAGTTGTAACTGTGTTTGTTAAATCACTTGCAACGCTTGCACTCACATCTCTTTCTGCCATTTTATTCTAATCCTACCTCTTTGCTTATTTGAGTTAATTCTTTATCTGTAATCATTTTCCCATCTTTTGTAAAAGTTTTCAAATACTCAAATACTGGTTTCAATATTTCAATTTTATACTTTTCAGTTATTCCTAATTTTTCTACGACTACAATCTTTGTTTCTGTTTTTAATTCTCTCATGTTAAATTATCCGTCCAAGTTAATGAATTTACTTCAAAACTATACTGTGCCAAAGTTGGAGATGCTAATGCTGTTCCAATTCCTTCATTCCCAATTGTTAATCTTATGTAATCTCCTTCTGATATTTCTTCTGTTGTAAAAAAATCTGTATGGCTTTTAAATTCTCCATCATTTAAATCTGCACTTCCCGCGTCAAGTAGAGTTGTAGACTTTGTTTCATTTGTGATAACAATCGTTACATTTCTTGAGGCTCCTGATTCATTCTTTATATTATAAGTTGTTGAATATCCTATCTCTCGGTTTTCTGTTGTTATACCATAAGCCTGAGCTTGAGTATATCCTGTAATTGCTTCTCCTTCATTCACAATTGTTATATCTTTATTCGTTTGTGTTTTGGTAAACATTTTTGAAGTGTCCCATGGATTAACAAAATCTTTTTCTCCTCCGAATATTCGTTTTCCAAAATTCAAAACCATTGTTTCACCGTAAAAGTTTTATTTAAATTTAAAAGTTTTCCTTCATTCTTTCTTGTGAAATGTTGGGCTAATCCCAATCCCATCATAATCTCTCCCATATTAATTCCTTGATGAATAACACTCCCTAATAATCTTCCAAACTTTCCAACTCTATTTTCTGGATTAATTAAAATATCAACTTCCTTCCCGTTGATTTTTTCTTCTAACCAACTCTTACTTCTTTGCCCACCTTCAGACATTTCAGGAGCATTTATATCTAAGAATCTAAGCGGAAAATCAAAGTCTCTAAAACTTACCCTTAATTGTACTGTGTCTCCGTCGGTAACTTTAATAACTTTTGCTCTGAAACTTTCAAATATTTGAGTATGTGGAGAATCAAAATAATAAAGTTCCATTTGGCTGTTCGTCAATTCTGGAAATCTTTTAAAATCGTGTGCCATCATCATGCTGATTGTCCCTCCATAAATTTTTGGACTTCTTTATCTCGTAAGATTGACATGTTTCTTAAAACAGTATCTCTCAAAATATTAATTCTATCTTCTGTTTCAATTCTTGTAATTCCAGTTCCTGCCAATCCCAAAAGATTATATTTTAATCCTTCAATTGCAACAAGACTTGCAGTTACTTCTGTAATGATTCCAAGAACATCTGTGTTTGGAGTTCCTGCAACAAAATAGTCACTCCAGTTATATGTACAGGTTGCGTTTAGAGATCCTTCAGCATGAAGCAATGCTGCAGTTTTCATAACATCAGTATAGTTTGTATCAACTCCTGCTCCCATCTTCTGGTCAATCTCTGCTTCGGTTGCGGTTATGCCTGTAAATGCCATGTTATATTTAGTAGATGAAACTATTTAAAGTTTTGTCTCGGATGCTCCAAGCGGCTCTAATGAGTGCTTCTGTTGCGTGTGCGTCTTTCCCCCAAATTTTTAATTGTCCGTTGATGTCTTCGGCTTGAATCCCTGCTAAACTTTGAAATAATTTATCACTTTTCTGTAAATAGAGTTGGCCATTTTCCATTAAGATTTTAAGATTGATATACAATTCTTCCTTCATCAAACGACTTTTACCACCTATCTCTTTTCCCTTAGTCCATTTGTGTTCGTGCAATTTGGAAGCGTTATTAATTCCCTCAACTCTCCATTTGGTTTGAGGATGTTCAAGTAGGGGATCTAAAACCCCTGCTCCTAATCCTCCAGAATCAAGATAAATCTTTTTGTAATGAGCATGAAAATCCTTCTTGAGAATTAATCTTGCTGTTTCTGTTAGTAAACTTTCCTTTTTTATTTCCATTCCCTTCATTACAATATATTTTCTATCAATCCTATCCACATCAATTAAGGCTGTTTCATCTCCGCCCATCCTAGCAATATCAACCCCTAAAAATCTATTAATTTGTGGGATCCTTCCTTTGAAAATTGAGTAATCCATTTCTTTAAAACATGATCTAATTAATTCATCCGGATAGAATTGCTTTACTTCATCTAAGAATTTTGCCACATACTCTTGTGCATATTCTAATGCAGTCATTGATTCTTTTTCGTCTTCCAAAAACTCTTTAGAATGTCTTGGGCAGTCCTCTCCATTTACATAAAATCTTGTGAAATGCTTTTTGACTTTTGGGCATTGGTCAGAACATTCATAAAAATAACCCTCTCTACCTCGGGGGGTAGAACTAATATCTAAACTTCCCTTTGTTACGGAAAGCATTGGAGTAAGTGCAATAAAAACTTCTCTCGCCATTGGGGCGGCTTCGTCTACTACCAAATCAGTAAGAGTAAAGGTTCGGATTCCTTCCCCGGTTAATCCTACTGCATAGCAAAGAATTATACTCCCATTTGTTAGGTGGATAATATGTTTTGTTGGTTTATCATTCCCCATCTTAATCATTTTTGGGTAACGTGCTTGGAGATACATTAGCGTTTTAAAAAATAAGTTGTATGCCTGTTTTTCTGTAAAGGCAAACATCCCTATTATCTTTTTAGGATTCTTGGCTGCTCTATCCCCAAATTTGATAGACATAGCGGTTGTCTTGCCGCTTTGCCTACCACAAAGTAAAAAACAATTTCCTTCTGTTTCAATGTATTCCTTTTGCCAGGGATCTAATGTCTTCCATGGCTCAAATATGTTGTATATCATCTACTTTTGCTCTTTTTTATATGCCTCTAATACAGTCTCTGCTTCGGTTAGCTTAGCTGAAGCATTATCTTTCCATTCTGCATACTTCTTCTCTTGAGCTTCCCAATGCCTTACTTCATTTGTTAGCTTTTGTTCTACTATTTTCATTTTTTCCTCCGGTGATTTAGTTGAGAGTAAAGGTTTAGTGCTGAGTTGTTTTCCCCATATCTTGCATAAACGCTTATTTTGATTTTCCTACAAAGCTCCACACAAAACCTTGGGTTCTTCTTTGCGAGTTCCTTGATTGTATTGTGGTTTATCATTAGGTAGACTGTTTCGTCTGCCAACTTTCCTTGCATTTTGTGAGTTAGGATTTCCTTAGTTAAGGAGTGTCCGTAAATACTCTGCCAGTTAAATCGCTTGATTGTTGAACGTTCAATTTGCTGTGATATGAATTTCCAGGGTTCCTTTGGATGTTCGTATGTTTCAGTTTCCATTTATAATACTAAAAGGAATATCCAACAAATAAAACCCATCAATATCATTCCTATTACTACGCCACAACTTAACCAATCCCATCTTCTTTCTTTCTCTATTAACTCTCTGATTTGTTTTAAAATCCTATAGTTATCATTTAAATTTTTCATTTTGTCCTCCATGTTAATTTAGATTAAGTCCCATTGTTTTAAAATATTCAAGGATCGTTCGCCTGGTGCTTCCCCATTCCATACAACAGGTTTTGATAAGTTTTTCTTTACTTATTGGTTCACCTGCTTCTTCTGCGGCCTTAATGCTGGAACGAATAATATTCATCCTTTCTTTTCTCCTGTCTTCGTGTGATGTCATGTTTATCTTAATACAACCTACTATATAAACTTTTGTGTGTTCTCTATCCATTCAAAAATCATCCTCTCCCCGAACCCCTCTCCTACCCCCTTTATTAATATACCCGTCACTATGCAAATCACCAGATTTAGCATCCATTGATTAATCCAAGGAAATTTGCCTTTTTGTTTGAGGACAGTAGTCCGAGTGCATAGGGAAAGCACACATTACATCCTATCGGAAATATTGAATAAGCAGAGGGTTTCAATCATAAACACTATACCTGGTTTGGATCCAAGTTTCGTTGCTGACTTAACAACACCGTTTCATGACAACGTATACAGCCCTACTTCTTAAGTTCTTTAGACAATATTTTTTTTTGTAACTCAGCTTCACAGATGGGGCAAGTTTTTCTACCAGAATCATACCTCATCCCACACTTACATCTTTTTTCTTTCATAGATTACTAAACACATTCTATTATTTAAACTTACTGAGAACTAAGGTAACCTTAGTGCACAGTGTATTTTATAGAATTTTTTGTTTGGGAGGGTACATATAAAAATAAACACAACAATCAGAAGCGGTAATGTATGCAAATGATATGTCCCCATGTCTTAATAGATTGTCTCCCCGGCGACCGGGGGGGAGCCGGGGTGGGCGGTGCCCCTGGGTGGGAGTTTGGTGGGCTTCTGGTGGTGTGGCACCGGGTGGGCAGGGCTTCTTGGGAGTTTGGTGGGCTTCTGGTGGCGGTGGGGTGGGCACCCATCTAATCCTAACCATAACCTAACTATAAACCCCAACCCTAACTAACTCATTAATACAAAGCCACACGTCTATTATAGGGTTTAGTTGATACATATCACTACTATTTGATTATAGTTGCTTAGAATGGCGGAATACGTTAAATTGACTCTTTCAATCCTTTATTAGAAGGTTATAGGCTATGATGTTGATTTATCTTAATAAATCAAAAGTGAAGGAAGTATTTAAAGCTATCTAAAAAGGTTGAAAGAAGAATAGAGGGGAACCCCCCCCTTAAACTCTTGCTTGTATTATAAACATAATCATTAATGGCTTATGCCTGTATTTCTTTTGCCACCTGTTTCTTTTTGATTTGTATTCTTTTGTTTTTCTGTAATTACATTGGTATTGTTTATACTCCCTGTTTTGTCTGTAATTCTTTAAATATTTCTTTCTCCAGAGATAATTATAAATCATTGTGCATTTATGAGAACAAGTAATACAATGAGATGGTCTTCTTATTGGTGGGTTAATTAATTTTTTCGTCCCTGTCTTTTTGATATAATATGGGTTTCCACAAATCACACAATATTTAAGTTTCATATATAGTTAATATCAATTATGTCTGTATCTAATAAGCTGATTAGAACTGTTAAAACATTATCAATTAGGGTTGCTGCTATTTCGTCTCCATAAGGTGGAGTAGTAAGTGGTGCTGGAACTGTTCCTGTTTGATTATCATTATCACCGCCAAAATTCATTGATATTATTCCTTTCATTTC